GCCGCCCAGCCGTACTGGGTGAGGTCTTCGTAGTTGATGAAGCGGTAGCCGAACCGCTTGCGGCGGAGCGGGGTGTCCGACGGGTGAGTCGTCGACACCCAGCAGCTATGCCAGCCCTGCTTCTTGGGCAGATTTGGCAGCGTTCCCTCGGACCACTTCCTCTGGATTTCCCGGCGACGCTCGGGATCGGTCATCTCAGCCGCGCGCTCGCGCTGGGCCGTCGTCATCTCGTGCTCGCCGTAGCCCTCTTCCGCCCGCTTGTAGTCCTCGCGGTCGCTGAGTCGTTCGTCTTCTGGCAGCTTCTCGGGCGATGTGCCGTTAGGAACCTGATCGTCAGGGTTCCCCTTGTTCTTCATGTAATTGACCATGTGAGCCCCCGCTCATGAGTTCCGTTAAACCTCGCCGCGCCGCATTCTCTGCATGCCGGTCTGCCAGTCGTTGAGCAGCTTGGCGCGACGAGCCTTCTGCGCATCATTCAGGCCCTGCGGATGCAGGAGCCCTTCGCTTTCGAGGTAGTCACGCGCCATCGGATCGAGCCGGAAAGTCGTCCCGGTGCCGCGACGACTGAAGCCGCTTGCCGTCGGCGGGCGGCCACCGCCGTTGAGCCGTTTCGGAGCCTCGCGCGAAGGCGAGTCGTCCTTGTCGCCGCCCTCCGAGCCAACCGGGTAGATGCCCTGCCGCGCGAGCTTCTTCTCCAAGGTCAGCCAGTACTGCTGGCGGTTCGACAGGTAGCCCTCGGCCGCCACCGAGTCGTCGAGCGCCTTGATGATCAGGGTGCGTTCGTCGGTGCCATTCGGATCGAAATCGAAGCGATCCATGAAGGTCTCGGTGAAGTCCTGCGTGCGCTGGTCGAGCTGGTTCTGCGGCTGCGCCGGAGCAGCACCGTTCTGCGGCCGTCCGGGGCCCGCTGCAGAGCGTTGCTGCAGCTCCTGCGTGATGCCCTGTCGCTGCCGGGCGAGCTGCCAGACACGGGCCTGCGCCTCGTCCTTGAGCGCCCGCAGCTCGTCGTAGCGCGCGAGGTCTCCCGCCGAGACGGCCTTCTTGATCTCGACGTCGGCCAAGGTCAGGGCCTGATTGGCCGCGCCGATCTGGGTGTCGATGTTGTTAATGGTCAGGCCGACGTGGCTCTGGCCCATCTGGCCAATCATGCCGGTCAGTGCATCGACCCGCTGGTAGAGCTGGGCGATCTCCTGATCACGACTCGTGACGACAGTCTTGCGCGCCTTGTTGCGACGCTGGCGTCGGCTCAGGCCGCGCTCTTCGATCTCGTCGTCGTCCTGAACATCGTAGGCGAGCCGGGCGTCTTCATCGTGCTCGTCGTCGTCAGGCTCTTTTGTGGATGGCCCTCTCCCCGGCGGCGGCTTCGGTGCCTCGATTTCTATTTCGAGGTCATCCTCGGCTTTGGCTTTGCCACCGGGGATCAGGTCATCCATGCCTCCGACCATTACGGTCTGGGCACCCCCGCTTGCACTATTGTCGTCAATTTCTTCGTTTTGCCTAGCCATTTTGAGCCCCCGCTCTCGATGTGCAATTTTGGACAGGACTATCCGGTGATCACCGCCAGCGGATTGCCAGTGACCCTGCCGATGAGATCGGTGTCCTTGCAGATGATGAACACGGCGTGCTCATCGGGCTGACCGCCCGGCACACGCACGATCCAGCGGTCGCCGCCGTACATCGGGCAGCGCACGAAGTGCCCGAGCTGGCACCAGTTGCCTTCGACCCATGGTTCGAGCGTGTCGCGCCGCCTGAACGCTGCCGGTCCCATTGCGCGGACCAGCCCGGTCTGGATGCGAAACCTCTCACCGTCGCGCACTTCATCGGGAATGATCAGGCCGTGCTTGGAGAGCTTTCGCGGCGTGCGAAGCTGCAGCAGGACCAGATAACCGAATGGAATGATGCCGGGATCGACATCAGGAAAGGCGACTTCCATCTCGTCGGTATAGTCGCCGCCAAGAACCGCCGAGATACTTGGCGCTTGCGCCTGAACGTCGTTGATCAGTTGTGCCGTCTCGTGAGCAGTCATGTCAGTCATAGAGCCCCCGCTCTCTTATTTCTCTACCTCTTCGACTTTCTCCTCGATGCGTTCGCGCACGACGCGCAGCACCTCAAGCATCCCCGCGACCCGTCCAAAGCCAAAGGCCGTACGGTCCTCTTCGCGAGGATACTCTGCCGCCTGTACCGCTTCATTGCGTAATTCGTCAAGCAAACGGTACAGCTCGTCGAGCTGCAGCAAGCTACTTCACGTTCTTCGCAGGCACCTGCTTCGGCGTTCCGTCACCCCTGCCGAGGTGCGCCGCCGTCGCCTCTTTCAGCGATTCACCTGCGGCCAGCGACTTGTGCATGTTGACCGGTCCCTTGACCACGCCGCCCTTTGAAATCTTGTCGCTCATCGTGAACTCCCTTGTTGTGTCAGCCGTGTAGATGGCCTGTGAGAAACAGGATCACCAGAATGATCAGCACGAGGCCAACCACGCCGCCCAGTCCGTTGTAGCCGTAGCGGCCGTAGCCGTAATAGCCACCGCCAAACAGGATGACGATCAGCAGGATAATCAGGATCAGAGTCATGGATTACACCGGGGGAAAGACCTTGAAGCCGAGCAAGGCGATCAGCAGCAGGGCGACACCGTAGCCCGGCGCAAAAGGCTGCATCCGCCAGTACCAGCCGCCGCCCAACGCGCACAGGATGAGGATCACCCAGAACAGGACCATGAGAAGCATGTCGCCTCCTTCACCGCCGCTTGGCGGACCCGCCGCTGCAGAACTTGGGATCGTCGTGGTAGCTCACCTTGCCGCCCTTCTTGAAGACGGCGGCAGGCACTTCAGGCTTGAAAGCATCCATCGGTGATGCAGAAGCCTGCGCAGCCTTCCCCATCTTGGCGATAGCTGGCATTTTGGGACGCCCGGTACTCACGCCGAAATTCTTGCGCGCCATGGTCAGTCTCCTTCGCTTACGGCTGTGCCGGTGGTCATGTTTCCGCGACCCTTGATCTTGGCCATCTTGAGCGCGGTCTGGTTGCCCTTGTCCTCGATCTTGAGCTTGACCGCGTTGGCCTCGTCGGCAATCGACTCACGCGACTCGTTGGTGGCGTCGATGCCTGCCAAGCGCGCATCGTTGGCCTCCTGTGCCGTCTGGGCCTTGAGCGCGGCGTCGTTCGCCTTCTGCATCGAGGCCTCACGATCACCTTGCATCTTGGCCTCGACCTCGCGCTCGCGCAGCTCGCGGTCGCGATCCTTGCCGTGCAGGTCGGCCTGCACCTTCATCGAGTCGTTCTCCATCTTGCGCCTGTCGGCCTCGACCTTGGTCATGGTCGAGACGAGCTGGAGGTGGGTCTTCTTTTCGTCCATTCCCAGCTTTGCCTTCTCGGCCTCGGCCTTCATCGTGTCGGCCTGCGTCTGGCGGTCGACGTCCTTCATGGCAACGATGCTCGGGTCCATCGGCATCGGCGGCGCGAGCTTGGCCATCAGGGCCTGCGCCTGTGCGATCACCTCGGGAAGCCTGACGAGTCGTTCGTTGGCGTACGCCATGACCTCGGGCGTGAGTTCCGCCAGCATGCGATCCAGCGGAGCCTCGTACTGCGTCCCCGACATGCTCTCGATGGTGAGCGTCGGGTCGCCTGTTTTCTGTCTGAGGACGGTGTTGGCCGCATCGAGCATGGCGTCGGCGTACCACAAGCCGATATGCTCAGCGAGATGAGGCAGCATTACCGGCAGATACTTCTGCGCGATGATCGGGTTGGACCCGAACAGAGGCGACATTATGTAGGCGCAGTGCGTTGCCAGATGGGCCTCGTGGTCCTGTCCGGGGAACGCCTTGATCGGCAACCCGCCACTGGAGGTGGCGTTCTCGGCCACGGCGTTTTGCTGCACCGGCTCGGGGTTGGGTACAAGGAACTGCTCGGGCTCCGGCACCTTCATCTGTTTCAGGAGGTATTTCTCGCTGGCCCGGATGTTGTAGACCTGCGGCAGGAGCTGAGCTCGCTGCGAGATGAGCTGCGCCATCGACTGACGCTGAATATCGCTAAATATGCGCGGGTCGCTGACCGGTATAACCTTCATCGGGCCAGCGAAGTCTTCACGTCGGACGATCAGTTCGCCGAACTGGTCCTGTATTTTGACGTTGTCGACGGTCTCGGCATTTATGTCCCAAAGCTGCTTGAGGAAGCGGGCCATGCTGCGATGGAGGCGTCCATGAACCGCGCCGAAATTCTTCAGACCCTGCTCGATGAACATGTTCGCGGTGCCGACGGGGGTCTGGCCTCCGAACTTGTCGAACTCATCGAAGGTCGTCCTGATGACCCCCTGCGCAGCATCCACTAGGAAGCCGAGCAGGTTGAACAGCACAGGCGACGGCGGCGGGAACGGCAGCGGCATGTAGGTCTTGCGCACATCGTCCATCGCCAGCGAACCCTGCATCTCGGTCGTCTGCATCGGGTTCGCCTTGATGTTCTGGCCGCCGCCTGTCGCACCACCTTTCAGCTTCACGCCGGTCTGCGAGTTGTTCAGGTGCGCGGCGTCGAGCAGGGCACGCAGCGATCCGGTGGCCGCGCCCGACAGCCCGCCAATCATGTGCGTCATGCCAATCGGGTAGCCGCCACGCCACGGGTAGAACGGCCATTCGATCACGAAGTCGAGCCGCTTCATGTCGACGTCGTTCTGCTTCCAGTTGCGATAGATCGACAGCACCTTCTGGCTCTGTTCGTCGACCGTGACGATGTAGGGCTCGGCCGGGGCATCGTCGTCGTCGAGACCCATCATGACCGACGACTCGAACACAAGTCGGACACTGTCGATGTTCTCGCTCGGCTGGTCGCGACCGATGATGCGGTCGGTCGCCTGTTGCGATCTGGTTGGCTCGGGCACGTCGGGCGACGACTCGGTATCAACCACGTCGAGCCACAGCCCTGACCTGACGTTGTCCTCGAATTGCCACTTGTCGACTTCCATCTCGTGCGTAATGCGCGGCTGGGAGTAGATCGAACCGTCGCTCCACGGCCGATGTACCTTGTCGATGGGAATGGCGACCACGCTCATGCCCTGAGATTCGTAGATGGTTTTTGTGTAGAAGGCCCCGCCCAAGCTGCACTGCGTGAAGCCCATCTCGAACTCATAGGCGACGTTGGGCATCAGCTCGGTGAGCTGCAGGTTCATGTAGCGGGCGACGCGCTCGCCGATATCGTCCTTCTCGTGGGTTGGCGTACCGATGGTCTTGGCTTTCACCGGACCCTCGGGCGGCATCATCTCGTTCATGATGCGCGAGGCGAAGTCGATGGCACTGGCCGTCAGCATCGGGTGAACGACTCGCGATGCGCCGGGGAAGGTCGCACCACCGGGCGCGTCGTCACCAAGGCCAGTCCTCCGCAGGCCTTCCTCGTACTGCTTGTCGCGCTTGGCGCGCGCCTGCTTGTCGATCTTGATGGCATCGAGCAGATCAGTCGCGATCTTGCTGAGCCGTGTCTCGTCGATGGTCTCGGCGAGGTTGGAGAAGTGATCCTGCGGGTCCTGCGGCGGCGGACCTTCCGGCATCTGGACGTCGACGTTGCCGTCCTCGCCGATGATCAGGTCGGAGCCCGGCGGAGTCGTCGTCTGCAGAGTCGACGCGCCGAGATCGCTGCCCGGCTGGCCGTAGGGGTCCTCGAAGACCGTGGGATCAGACATCAGAAGGACCCTTGGATGTTGATGCTGCCGCGCATCGGTTGATCACCACCGCTCAACGCGCCTCGGCCACCACCCATCGCAGTGGACTGCTGCAGGCCGCTGGCCGCCGCCATGTTGGCCAGCACGCCCTGACCGGGACCGGACGGCGTGCTCGCCATTGGAGCCGCAGGCATGCTGGCAGCCTGTGGCATGGCACCAAGACCCTGCTGGCCCGTCGGTGGGATGCCGTACTGCTGTCCGTTGCCAAAGTCGTCGGGCGTCGCTTGACCGAAGCCCGGCGTGTTGGGGTCCATCGGCGGGTGGGTCTTCAGCCATTCGGCGTACATTGCCTGCGTCTGGGACGGATCACCGAGCAATCCGCTCATCATTCCACCGTCGGCGAAGCCCGGCACGTAGCCACCCTCGGCGAACAGACCCGTGCCCTTACCGATGGCCATCGCCGGGCTGAGCAATGAGGCTATGTCCATGCCGCCGCTCTTGCCACCACCACCGCCGACACCAAGACCCTTGAGCAGCATCGGCAGCAACCCGCCCACGCCACCATCGCCACCGGCCAGCGTATTGATGATGCCACCAAACCCGCCGCCACCGGTCTCGGCAGGCGCGGGTGCAGGCGCGGCAGCACTGGTGCCCATGCCGGAGCTGTCGGTGCCATTGGCGCTGGAGAGAGCCGCAGCGAAACGCGGATCGCTGTTGAGCAGATTGAAAAGATCGCCGCCCAGCCCGCCGCCACCGGTCTCGCGGTCCCACTTGTTTGGATCGAACAGGTTGCCGCCGCCCATCGAGAAGCCGGGGACGTAGCCACCATCGGCGTAGTTCATCACGCCGTAGGCCATCATCTCGTCGTCGATGGTCGGCGCGCCGAGTCGTTGGTGACGGTCCTCCGGCTCGACGTAGCCACCGTGGGCGAACCCCATGCCGGAGCCAGCGGCAGTAGCACCACCTGCACCGCCGAACGCGCCTGCGATCTTGCCCAGACCGCCCAGCATGCTGCCTATGCCAGCGGCGCTCACACCGCCGCTCTCGCCGCCACTGGGCGCACTGCGGTTCATCGACTGGAGCAGCTCGACCGGCTTGGGCCGTGGCTGCATCGCGCCCTCGGACGGTGTGTTGCCGTAGATGTCGACGGCGTTGGGGATCATTCGCCTGACCCATTCGAGCAGCGCATTGTTGTTCAGCAGGTCACTGGTCGATCCGGTGGACTGGCTGCCACTCTGTACGCCACCGCCTCCGGCGTAATCGTATCCAAGGTTATCCATGCCTACTTTGGCCGCCGTCGGCGCACCGCCTGTGATGGCCAGCTTTGCGAGTGCGCCGGGTATCCTCTTCTCCATCGACTTGATGGCTGTCCTGATTCCGCTGCCCAGCAACCTGCTCGGGGTGAGCGCCGTGCCCATCGTAATGGCCGCCAGATCGGCGGGCGCGGCGACAGGACCGTACTCGGCCGTCAGGTTGGGGTTGGGGTTCAGCATGTTGACGGTGTCTTCGAGGGCCTCTCCACCAGACATGCCCGCCGTCGCCCGATTAAAGGCGTCGATGCCGTACATCAACGGGTTGCCCTTGGCGTTGTGTGAGAAGCGATCCCACTCGTTACCGACGCCCTCCGACGCCATGTCACCCAGAATGCCGGCCACCATGCGCGACTTGTCGGCCTGCACATCGAGCCGCTCGTTGCTCTGGCGCAGCCGCATCTCGCGCAG